GGTTCTACCACGAATCATCGCGGCTATGTCGGGTCGGACCATGACAGGTCGGGAGGCAACCTCTTCAGCGAGACGCTGAAGAGATCTCAACCCGTGCGTCCTCGAAAGAGGACGGACGGATTGGGCACACCCCGACTTGAAAATGGCCTGACGCTTGGTCCATTCTGGTCTACCCTTGGCCTTAGCGGTTCTCTTCCGAGGGGCCTCACGCGTGGCGCAACGAGCATAAAGCTCGTCGTGCTGCTCCGAAAGGAGCGCAACGAGGTCCTTCAGAAGGCGTGGTTTACCTGTCTCACCGTCAATGCAATCATTGATGGACGGCAGGTGTCGCCCGAGCTTGTAGTACAAGCTTGGCCGAGCCAACGCAGGAACCAGGGGTCGAGGGTAGAGGCCCGCATCTGTCCACGGAGCCTTGCCGTGCCAAAGCTGCGCCTCCGAGGGGTTGAGCCCCCGGGAGACCAGCGCTCCAAGCCGTTTACGGATGGAGACAGACACAGCAAGGCCTCGACCGGTGTAACCGTAGCCCCCGAACTCAACTGGAAGGTTGAGACGGGGACTGCGGAACCGGAAGAGGGTCTTCATCACTCGCTCCTGGCGCTTGAGGTAGCGCCGACCACACCGGATCTCCGCGACCAAAGGTTGCGAACATCCAGGTGGAGGGACAGGAGGAGCGATGAAGACATCCGTATTGTTCTTCCGAGGCCAACTCGCGACTTCACACATAGTCCATCCGGACTGGGATGTGAAGGTCTTGGTAAGGTTGAGCTTGGCCCCCCCGTCAAGGACGCGGAAGTCAAGCTCATCCAGCCGAGACAACGGTCCACGGCAGACGGCGTCATCACCGTGGTGACGACCCCGCCTGAACGTGGACGCGAACCACGAGCTGGCCCACGAGAGAACAATAAAGGACAGAGGCGTGCCCATCGGACTTCCCCTCTCCGCTTTCCAGTGATCTGTGCGGTGTTGGACACCACGAACAGACCACTCGGTAAGCGGATCCAACCCCAGGGATCGTCGCGCGAAGCACTTATCCGTTGTACGGATGACCTTCGCAGCGACGAGCCCAGACAGGATACCTTCCATCAGACGATGGGAGAGACCGTCCGTCGCCTTCGACAAGTCGAGGGAAACGAACGTCTCACCATCATCGAGATGGCTGAGAGACCTTGGTGCTGCGCCTGGGCCGGTTCTCACCACCCAGTGGCCAGGGGCAAGAAGGTAGCACGACCGACGGACCCAGTCACCCTCAACGAAAGTGAGGGCGTCCGGAACGCCGACCACGCGGACCTTCAAGCCTGGCGACCTCAGTGCCTCAACCCGAGAGCGGGGGCCAACCTTACAGTTGGTCCTGCAGACCCGGAGTACGAGGACACCGAGTGCGCGAAGCACCTCGGTCTCTCTAGAGGGATCAGTTGGGAGTGGGTACTGCTTCCGGTTGGACCACTTCCCCGAAAGGAAGAGGTGGCCAACTTTCCGCAGACAGTGAGACCCGAGCGAATCGGCTGCTTCCGCAGTCAACTCGGCCGGGATCACTGGCATAGTCAAGGGTCCGGAACCTTCCGCTGGCGCAGAAGGGATGACTCGGTAGTAAGCGTTAAGCTCACCAATCGAGTGCATCCCCCCGCACGGAAACCGGAACCAAGACTTGCACCCAAACCTACCGTGAAGGTAGGCCCTAGCTGCTTCCTCAAGGTATCCTGTCACGCCGCCTCGAGTACCTCTACACTCGAAGCAGCTGGAGTTGGATCTGGGGATCGAATCTGGAGTACGAACACTGCGCGGCGACTTCTGCAGGGCAGAAATCACGTGACTAGTAATCGCAGCAACAGATTCATCCGATGTGAGGCACTTTGTTGTTTGCACCGCCCTCAACTCAGCCACAGCCGGCCCGACAGCTCCTTGCGGAGCTGGCGGGAGACCACGACTGAGACGAGAGAATGCAAAACCGTCCGACGGCCGCTTCCACGCAAGGCCCACCAGCGCCCGCTGCACCCCAAGAGGGATAGCAGCAGGGCACGGCGCCACAACGTGAAGAGAAGCGGATCGGACGGTGTGGCAAAGCATCTTCAACTGCATGGACTGCCAGACCCAACCACGAGGTTGGGAGGCAGCAGCCCAGCGGTGAAGGTGCCAGCCCACCATCAAGGTGTCCCAGCCAGAATGGACCAATCCTGCCCAAAGAGTTGTCCAGACTCCTTGGGTAGACGACACTCGCCGTCTGCGTTGCCGGTTGTTCACACTCGTACGAGGATGAACAGACTGCTCCGTTGACAGGCCCTTCATAAGAGATGGAAGTCTCTTATGGGTGTTCCGTGTCATGCGGG